TTCCTGCTGCTACTGGTGGTACTATTCCTTCTACAGGTGGTGCTGCTCTTCCCTTTTGATAATCTATTATGAAAAAAATTATTATGGCCTTGATGGCAGCATGTCTTGCTGCCCCTGCATTGGCAGACCCTATTGGAAAGGATGATTACTACACTAATCATTCTATGGGGTGTATGCTTCTTCAGGAATGCACCGATGATGTGAAGGAAGTGCATAGTTTGTTGGATGTTTCCTCAAATTATGACAACCCTGAATCATTTACTTCAGTGGCACAAGAGTTTAATCATATGATGTCTTCACTGAACCATGTTGGTGTGAGGGTATATCTTGCTGATGAGAAGTATTTTCCAGTAGGACATCGTGGTGTCTATCATACTGTAAGTAACAACTTTTATCTAAACAAAACATTCATGGGTCGTCCTCATGTCTTGATGAGTGTGATGCGACATGAAGGATGGCACGCAGCACAAGATTGTATGGCAGGAACGATTGATAATAGTTTGATCGCTATTATCCTACCAGAAGAAAGTGTTCCTGAGATGTGGCAAGAGATGGCACGTAGGACCTATGCATTTCAACCAGGAGCAATTCCATGGGAGAAGGAAGCAATGTGGGCAGGTAAGACTGAACACATGACTATGAATGCATTGAATGCTTGTGCTGCTGGTCAAATGTGGAAGGAATATGAACCGACTCCATTAACCAGAGAATACCTAATCAAAGAAGGTTATCTATCTAAATAGATTGACTTTGCTTGTGTCAAATGCCAGAAGAAGTTAAGAAAGAAGATACCAAGAAAAAAGGTATTCTTGGAAAGATGAAGGAGGCAGCAAGTGACAAAGAAGAGCAGCTTGATATTCTTTCTACTTTTGTTAGGCTTGGCATCCTTGTTTGGAGCGGCGGAATACTTACGCTGGCGTACATCCAGTTACCACCTGTACTCGGTATTCCCGAGCAAAAACTAGATCCAACTTTCATAGCCAGTGTCTTTACTGGGGTTTTAGCTACTTTCGGGGTTCAGGCAGCAAAGAAAGGTGGTAATGGAAATGGTAATGGATCTTCTGCTGGTGGTGGTATTACCAAAGCAGATATGGAAAGATTGATTGCTGCAGCAGCACAAACCGCACCTGCTCAAACTATTCGTGTGGAGCAAGCACCAATCAAGTTCATCACTAAGGATGATGAACCACCCGTAAAACCTACCGTATAATCTTATGACCTTCTTTAAATGGACTGCATTAGGAGTTGGTGGTGTTGTTGCCGTAGCACACATTGGTGTTCTGGGACACATCATTACAGCAACCAGAGTGCCAGAAGCACCAGTTATTAATTTTCCTAGGGGAGACTATTCCTCATATAAGGTTGAGGCAGGTAAAGAAGGTTATAGTATAGAATATAAAGCAAACGATCCTGCTGTTCTTGAGTCACAGAAATCTCTATCATTGGATAAGGATAAAAAAGGATTATTTGGTGGTGGTAACGAAAGTCGCCGTGAGTGGCGCAGAGATCAATATACTATGGACGGCACTAGAAATCTAGGAGGTGCTGTAGACGGCGAGGGAAAGTCTGCAAAAGACATAGAGTGTATCGTGGCGGACGCTGGAGCACGGAGTCAAGGTGCAATGGCAGGAAGTAGTATTGCTGCTGGCGTTGGTGTTCCTGCTGTAATTGGCATTCCATATGTTGGATGGTTAGCAGCTGGTTGGGTATCACTTTTGGGTGGTAGAATAGGTTCTGCTGCTGGATCAACTGTTGGTTCTATGCTTAATGATTGCTAGTATTTTAAGGTCATGAAGTCATAACAAAACATAGGTATAAAGACGTAAAGATAGTATAGATAGAGTAGTTGCACAAACACTATGAAGTTTGTAATTGTACTTCTCGCTACGTTATTTTTTGCTATTCCCGCATGGGCAGTAGATGTCTCAATGGGTTCTGGTGGGAACCTTGTATTTGAACCGAATGAGATTACAATCTCTGCTGGTGAGACAGTTCACTTTGTAAACGAAGCATTACCTCCTCATAACATTATTGTTGAGGGTCGTGCTGATCTTTCTAGGGAAGCATTACTATTTGCACCCGGAGAATCGCAAGACGTTGTATTTGCTGACAAAGGGGACTATAATTTCTTCTGTGGTCCTCATCAGGGCGCAGGTATGACTGGAGTAATTCACGTAAATTAATGAACATGAAAGTAGGAATGATTGGTTTGGGTCGTACTGGTGAAGGTATGGCTCGCCGTATGCTTGCAAAGGGAATTGAAGTTTGGGGTTATAGTAGTACTAACTATGAGAATGCCTGCGGGCAATATGAAGCAGGATACATTAGTGGGTGTGTAACTTCACTAGAGTATCTTGTTCGAGCAGTTAAATCTGATAATAAGAAATTTATTAGTGCAGGAACAGTTCCTGGCATCTTTCAGATCACACTTCCAGAGCAAAAGGCAGAAGATACACTTGATGAGTTGCTACCTTTACTTGAGGAGGGCGACATTATTATTGATCATAGCACCAGTGATATAACAAAATGTCAGGAACTTGAACGGTATTGCTCTAAGTTAGGCATATCCTATATCTTCTCTGGAGTATATGGTGCATCTGGTGCTATTAATGTTTGCTCCAAAATTTTTCAATCCTTATCACCAGGTAACGTTAAATGTTAGGTACTGTCTTACTGTGGATATCAATTCCATTTGTGATTCTTACTATAACCTTTGGACTTTATAGGGGTGAAAATTTCTACTACGAAAGTGATGACTATGATGGAAATGGAACAGCACATTAAACTGCGTTATGATTTTGCCATGAGTTCATTCTCTAGAATGTATGGGGTGAATCATGTTAGCAGTAATAAGGAGATTTATAAATTTTGTAAGAAATGGGCTAACACTGAAGAAGAACCTATTCCCACAGGAACTTTAACTTCAGTTGATTTTTACTTTAGAGATCTTTGGAAAATCTGGGGAGGATACGTATGATCCACATCGCACACAAAGCAGCACACTTTGCTTCTCTTACACTCAACAATCCTTTTGGGATTGGTGCATTAAGTCTTGCACTAGTTGTTGTACCTATTATTGGTATGCATTATGTTCACAAATACGGGTGGCAACACTGGGCACCTTTTACTCATGGTTAGCGGTATATTCGTATTCTCTTTTGTGTTACTACTCACAATAGGAATGGAACTTACCTGGTCAGTTAAAAAATGAATCTTATACTTCGACCTTTGGATAATCCAAATGATCCTGTATGGTCAGTGATTATTATGGTAATCCTTGTTGTAGCTATGGCAGTTTATGTCATCATATACATATTAGGAGTTGATGAGAGAGAAGAACATGGGAGCAATGAAACCCCCAAGCAGGAAGAGTTGTTACAACTTCCGAGTGACGGAGATAAACCGTGTTCTTGATGGTGATACTATTGATGTCACCATTGATCTTGGGTTTGATCTATACAAGAAAGAAAGAGTTAGAGTTGCAGGAGTTGATACGCCAGAAAAAAGGACGAGAAACCTAGAGGAGAAGGCACTTGGAATCGAAGCAACTAACTGGCTCAAAGAAAAACTGGAAGGTACGTTGGCTGGTGATGATGAGTTGTCTGTTAGGACTGAACTTGTTGGTGGGACTGGCAAATACGGGCGTCTTCTGGGTTGGCTTTACATTGGGGACGACAATGTGTCCCTTAACGAGCAAATGATCGAGGAGGGTTATGCTCATGCCTACGACGGAGGAACAAAAAATATGGATCTCGAAGCACTTAGAGAAATCAGAAGGGCACACGGCACGATGGTGTAGAAGTGCTGTCTGTGGATCTGCACCTTTTATCCCAGACTCTGAATTTGAAGGAGAAAACTGCGAATTAACCTGCGACATCAAAGAGGATTAAAGTGGATATCCCTGAAATCTATATACCCGATACGGCAATTCGTATCAGTGATATTCGTGATTTAAGTATCAATGTAATGCCTGATTGGATGAGAGATCCTCCTCAGGCAGTTCCAATTTACCCACCCGTGTCTACACAGGTGGGTGTTCCTATTGTGAATATACCTGGATGTGTTGAGTCCCATAGAGATAGTAGTGAGAATATAACTTTAAAAGAAGAAGACAAGGATGGTGTTCAGGTATTTTGTGACGCAGGAACACCTAGTTATAACCCAATAGATTATGATCCACGTAGATTAGAAATAACGACAACATCTCAACCACCCCCACCATATAAACCACCTGATACAAAACCACCAGAGACACCAAAGTCAAAGACAGATACACCACCACCTCCACCACCAGCAGAGTGTCCAAGTAGGGCACAAGAATTAAAAAACCCTGTTGGGAAAATCGTAGAGGGTAATAAAAAGATTACTAGGTATGAGACAGTAGGAAAAGAATGTCTCCCTGTATTTGAGAATTTAAATATACCTGATCAGATTGTCCAGAACATACCATCACCAGGTATGATAACTGTTACTGCATCTATCGCTGTGGTGGCAACGACCTCGGCACTGCTTGCAAAACCTCTTGCTGACCTTTTGTTAAAAGTGGTGAAACCTGTGACGAAGAAGGTTGTGAAGAAGATTGCTGCCTTACGGGGTAAGAAACCCCCGGTATTGTCTGCGACTGAGAGGAAGGCGGAGCAACGCGACCGGAACCGGGCGATAAAGATCCTACGGTCGGCACTGAAACCGAAGGGATAGAGTGACGATGTTGCTTGACGGTATTAACATTATTGACTACAACGTCTGCACATATTTTATAGTATGGGCTACGTGGGTGGAAACTGATTCCTGCCTGCATTAACTGACCACAATTCTTAAGTCTCGCAATCTCAAAATCTAATCTTTTATTAGCAATCATTTGTTGTTGCATTTGGATTTGAGTATCTGCTGCCTGTTTACAACGTTCTTGTAGTCCACCATCAAGTGGGAAAGAGATCGTTGCAGATAATCCAATGCTTGTGCTGTAATTTCTAGTATCACCAGTTCTTACTGGTTTCTCCCAGAGTTCTGCTCCTGGATTGTCGGGTACGCCATCACCCATCATTTCCATAGTGGTGATTGGCATATCTGCACCATCTTCATAGGCACGAACAGTTTCACCTTCTGAGTTAGTATATGTTCTATCATCATAGTGTGGAGACCAAGGCCAATTCTTTACGATAGATTGAACTTCTACCATTTGACCTTCAAAATCTCTGTTGTCGTATTGAGGTTCCATGTAGTGTGTCTCAAATGGATCCTTCTCATTACGAGCATGAGTAATAAATGGTGTGATATTAGCAGTCGGTCCTTGACAAGCAATCCCTCCACCATATTGATTGGTGATATATGGTCCTTGTAAAACCTGAATAG